TCCATGATCGGCGGCTGAGAAGTTTCTAACTTCTCAGCTTCTTCAGGAGAAAAGTTATCACCTTGATACCATGGTTTATATTCGGCCGGTAAGCCAGTAATAACAGAGTTACATTGTGGCTTGTTTTTTTTCTTCGCGTTTAATTCTTTAGCTTTTTTTAAGATTTTATCTATATCGACAGACATTATTTATTTCACTTTTTTTAAAATATTAAACTCATTTAATAATGTAACAAGAACATCAAAAAGCTCTGATTTTCTGGTTGCGTCTCCTATATGTTTTTTATCGGTAGTTGTTTCTCTTATTTTTGCACAGTCTTTAATTACATTTTTAGATAACAAGTTAGGATATGCTTTGCTTATTTTGGCAAACATTTCTATGTTGTTAGTTTGATTCTGAAAGAATTTATTTATGAGTATGCTTGTTTTTGGTTCTGAATTGGTTTTATAGGATTCACGGATAGTTTTTACGTCTTCTAAAAACATTTCTATGCCCATTATAGAAAACTCATCGGCACAAGCAGGGATCAATAAATTATCAGTGCTTTGTAAACACAAACAAAATACTGAGTTTAGAGTGGTTAAACTGGGTGGAGTATCTACGACAATAACATCATATTTAGATCGTAAATATGAAAGGCATAATGAATTAAACCACGTTAAATAATGTTTTGGTGTTTCGTGGGATAGCGTTTTTTGAATTAAACCATTTTTCAACGAAGATGGTATAATATCTAAAGTAGGACTTAATTTAATTATTATATCTTCTATTTTAAGTTTTTTATCTACCAAGTCCGCAAATACCGGAGGATTTGCTTTTATGCCATCAAATTGTCTGGTTAAATTTGCTTGAATATCTAAATCAATAGCACAAGTTTTTAAACCTAGTGTGGATAGCATCTCTATTGTTAAATATGCTAACGTAGTTTTTCCCACCCCACCTTTTAAATTTCCTATATAAATTACTTTCCCGCTTAAAGGATTAAATCGATCGTGTATTATTTTTTTTATTTGTTCGGGCGTTAATAAAATCTTGTATTGTCCCCCCCTTGACAGTTTTTGAGTCTTTGTTCTTCTAGCTTTTGCTCTTTCATGCAAACATGCCCCATGCATCCCAACTAATTTACTAATTTGTGATAAACACAATGTACCGTTACTCATTTTTACTCCAACTTATATGTTTTTAAAATTTATATGATTATAATAAGCATTAACGTAAGATAAAAGTAATTAAAAGTAAATACACTCTTGTAAATAAACTTATCCACAAAATCTTTTAATAACCCTGTGGATAAGATAACTGTTTGCTGAAATTTCCGAGGTTTCCTTAACTGTTCAAAATTTGAACATCTTACGGTAGATTGCTAACTTGTCAGCATATTTAAGCTATACTTTCTTGAAAATATAAAAAAAGAGGAGAGCTGTACGATGTATACTGGAGAACCTAGATCTAGCGGTAGCAGTGCGGATGCTAATAGCGTTATGGATATTATTATTAACCCAGTGTATCAAGAATGGTTAGAAATACGAGATCGCTGTTACAACCCAAATAATCCGTCATATAAAGATTTTGGAGCAATTGGCGCAAAAGTTTGTGATGATTGGATGCATTCTTATTCTAATTTTATTAGAGATATGGGCGCACCCCCTCACCCGTATCGCATATTTTTTATAGAGAGGATTGATAGTACAGAGCCTTATTACAAAGCAAATTGTAGGTGGACTGCACGTCCTGCGGCTAACCGTAGATTACACTTTAAAATTCATCCTTCGGGAACTTTTGATTTGTTACAACCAACTACCAGCCCTCAAGCACCAACTACAAGGTACCCAACCGAGGGTACGTTTGCATCTCCAACAACCCCAGCAACATCAACGGTAGAGTTACCGCCAGTAACTGTTCATAAAGCTACGCCGAGGCCGCCTAAAAACAAATGCTTAATACTTTAAGGTAATATGGAAAATTATTTATTAAACGCACAACTTATAAATCTACTGTTGTTTCCTTTTGTTTTCTTAAAGGAAGAAATAGAGGCAATATTAAAATGTAAACATGTAACTAGAAGCATGTTTAGGGTTATCCTTACGTCTATTGGTTGCATAGCTGGCGGTGTAATGTTTTATCAAAGCGCCGCATTTGCCCAGTTTTTAAGCGGTATAGTAACAGCATTAGGCATACCAAGTAATTTTCAGTCATTAGCTACATTATACGCAGCTGTAACATCAGGAGGTGGCATAACAGGATTTTGTGCCAGAATGGCAACTAAAGCTTTTTGTTATTTTAAATACGGCGATCCTGATTTTTACTTAACTAAACAAAGAGAAAGAGAGTTAGAGGAAGCATTTAGGCATCAAGGCTATAACATAACAGGCGATACCATTAGAAAAGTAATAGAGTTTTGTATTAGAAATTTTCGTAAACCTCCATTAAAAGATTTTGGATCGCACCCACACGATTGGAAGCGGATGTTGGATGCTTTAATTTACGAAGGAGATTTAGAAGTATTTTTAGAACAACAGGAATTTCTACAAAAGAAACTACAAAAAACTATCCAAAGATGCAATGCTTTAACAAAATACGGATCTACTGTTGATCTAGAAAAATCTTTATTATGGTCGTTTAAAAATCAAACCAAATTTAACTGTGAAGACACACCGTTATTACCTCGTCAACATACCGAAACTATCCCAATGTCTCTTAGCGCTAACTCTTTAACATCATTGCCACGTGAAGTTAAAGATAAGATGTTAGTTATGAAAGTCTTAGCTAAATTTAAACAACATCATAAACACCACGAACACCCAGAATTATTGTATCATTGTTCAGCACATCTTAGACGGCAAGAGCAAAATTTAACTGACGTGGTTTTTCCTTTAACTCTTAGCCCCTCATCTACAGAAACTACTACTACCCCTTCTTCCGGACAATCGGTGACAATCTATGATGCAGATGCGGTAGTCTATTCTTATAGTAACCCATCAGTGTTAAGAGCTAGGCCATCATCTTAATAATTGTTTTTATCAGCATTAAGTTATAGTTTTTGCCCAAGCTTCTAATTCACACCTTAAATAAAGTGGGCGTTTGTTTAGCGGATTTTTTGACTTTGGGAAATGTGAAAGTTTTCTAAAAGAATAAAATTGTGTTGTACCAACACCAAGAAATTTTGCTGCTTGTTTAGGGTATAAAAACATAGATGTATTATCCATAATAATCCTTATAAAAAATTAACAAACTTTTTAATTGTCCATATTTGAACAAGAATTATTATAATTAGCTGATGGTTAAATCACATCCGTTATGGGTATTGAATATTTAGAGTCATAACGGATACAACCATCAAGAGCAGCAAGTACTATAGTTAATTTTAAAACGCAGTCTAATGTGTTAATGTACATTTAATTTCCTTAACCACTAGCGGCATTAGAATGCGCTAGTGGTATCTTTTGGTTGTTTATATTTAAAGCATCTTAATAATTGACGGCTTTAAGAGTACAGAGTTTAATATAAAAACGCCCTAGGCGGAGTTAAGTTCCTAGGGCAAAATTATTTTGCATGGATAAAGGGAAAGTATCAGACGATTAGCCACTAAAGTCAAACCAAAAGTCAGTTATTTACAGGGAGTAAATTACATGTGTTTTATGTTAATGCTGGCTGCATTTCGCGACCAGGCCAAGGATTCTAATGGGAAGTATCGACTAACAGGAATTGAGACCGCTGTTTACGCCAGGATGGCCTTATATGCCAGCGAGGACGGAACTAATATTTATCCTGGCCTTAACACTCTAGTTGCTGAACTTAAGTTTTCTAAGAGTGCTATTCAACGAACTATAAAAGCTTTATTAGATAAAAAACGGATAGTTTTAATAAAGCAGGGCAACAGTCAAACGCATAAAGCTAACGAATATAAAATTAACCTGTCGTTACTTCCAAGGCACGTAGCTATTCAAATGCCTACTTATACTGACGCTGTGGATAACTATGTGGATAACATGCCAATTTCTATGTATAACCCTGTGGATAATTCTTTACCTATAGTCCCAGAGAACATAGGAGCTGTACCCAGAGAGACCAGGGGGGCTGTAGTCACAGCGCCCACCCATAATCATATATCACAATCATTAAATAAAAATCATATGATTAAAGAGCAACAAATTGATATAAAAAATGATTTGTTGATGATGAAGGTAAATAAGAAATCGGTAGATAGGTGGGTTAACGAGTTTGGGTTTACTGCACTAACTGAAATAATTGTAGCTATGAGAGAACACGAAAAGAAAAAAGGGATCCAAATAAAAAACAAGGGGGCTTATCTTAGGAAAATCTTAGAACAACAAAAAAGCAGACATTAATAGCCATAAAAAATTTAGCCCATACGGAAACCCAGGGAGGACCGTAAGGGCTAAATATCAGCCATGATTAATTAACAATTTAGTATATTCTCATTAAGCTAACCTAAAGAAGTTCTAGAAGCTCCTTTAGGTCAGGAGTAATCTGTTAGCGGTCTTTCAAATCACTAACAGATCTAAGAATAAAAAAATGCAAGATAATGGTAATATTTTAATTTGCCTCTTGCAAGTCATTTGTGCTGATTTCTTCAAACACTTTGTTAATAGGCAAACTATTAATCTTTTGTTGCTTATCAATTTTTTTATCAAGCTGCCTTATAACATCAGCGAAATCTTTTGCTAGCATATGATCTAAACTGTTAATTTTTAGATAATTACATAACGCTATTTCTTCGCTATCCGACAATATTATTTTGCTTTTAACAATATCTAATTGTTCAGCAGTAACGGTAGCGCCGACATCAACTAGATCTACAACACTAACAACATCTTTCGGCTCTTTACCTTCCATTTCTTCAAAGGTTGGATGCACACCAAGAACATCTGAAAAAGCTTTCCTAAGTGCTTGAGCCTCTGTACATTTAGCTATTTGTCCAAAAGGTCTTTTTGCCCACATAGCATTAGGGGTTTCATCAACTTGTGATGTTCCTTTTATTTTACCCTTGTTTGCGTAGTTTTCTTTCCAATACTCTTTGGCAGAAAAGAAAGAGCTTTTACCGCTAGTAGGATTATATTTTTCTACAGTCATCTTACACCATTCAGGATAAGATATTTCTATAGTTCCCAACCTTTCTGTTATCGTTGGACCGTATTCAGGTTCGCTAATTCCCAAATATAGCCCAGTTCTATCAGCGTCAATACGATATGATGCAATACCAGGCATTAAAACATCCCTATATTCATAACTACCAGTTTGACTGTTTTTTACACTCATAGGCACAATATGAACAGGTTTTGCTATTGGATCATACTTTTTAGCTTTACAATATGCTAAAACCATTCCTATAGATTCATCTTTAGCGCCAGGATAAATCGAATTTTTAAGGGTATAATAGATATTGCTATCAGTATCCGCTAAAAGTTCTGTTAACGTTTGTTTTGGTTTAATTGGCTTTACATTTGAGCTAAGCATTTTAATCCCCCTGCTTGATTATCTAATTCTTTCATTTTTGCCCAATTAGGTAATGATATTAATTGGAATTTTTCTTCATACCCTGGCCATTCTTTATATCTTACACATTCAGTATATAAAGCTGCACCATCTAGATATTCTAGTCTGCCTTGCGCTAACGAACCTTCGTCTAAAGTAAAGCAGGCTGTTAAATAAGGCGGTTTTTTCTCAACTACGAAAAAGGCAAAGAATCTTTTTTTACCATCTAATTGTTTTAATGCGTCTATCTGCATAGCAGCTTGTCTATGATAGCCATACTGATAAATAGAATTTGAAAACGCTTTAATTGAATCAGTGGTTTTAAGATCAATTATTAATTTATCATTAAAAATATCTGGCCTTGATCTAAGTGGTGTATCAAATGTGCCACCTTCCCAAAATATAGATTGCTCAACTTTACCGTCTTTTAGCTCGTTCCAAACAGGATGTGCAGCTATAACGTTAGCCATGTCTTTAATATCTTCCCATTCGCCAGTTCTTAAAATATCTCGTCCATTAGCTGTAATCTCAGCTTGAGCGTAAATCTCTTTACCAATCTTTGTAGATAAATTCACTGATTCTGTCATACAATAAAAGGTATTATCGAATTTTTTTGGCTCTAATATAAGTGTATGAACAGCACGTCCGAGCTTATATTTTTCTGCTTGTTTCTTTAATTCTTTCTCGTCTAACTCTGTACGTTTTACGTGATATTCGTAGTAATACCGTTTAGGACAATCTAGTATCAAATTGATACCAGTTGAGCTAATGCTATTATCTGCGTGGTATTCGTTAATGTCTAAATTGTCGTATATACCGTTTATCATATTATTTCCTCCTGGTTCAATTCTAATTGATTAAATAAATCTTCTATTGCCTCGAATTCGGTATCACCTTTTCCAAGGCAATCGCCACCCGAATAATTGTCTAGGTTGGCTATCCAGTTAAAAAACGGACGCTCTTGGACATATTCTGTATTGATAGTATAAGTTCTCATTATTTGCCTCTTCTTGTAATTTTTATGTTTTTGTGTAATAATAACTACATTGTAATACAAAACGACACAATGTCAAGAGGTAGTTTATAAAAATGTTGGATAAAACAGAAAAAGAGTTATTAGGAACTCCTTTAAGTGTGAGATTGACATCCATAACGCGTAATAAATTAAGCGTACTTGCACGTAAAAGGGGCATGTCGCCATCTAGCTTGGCTAGATTTTGGCTGGAAGAAAGAATTAAAAAAGAAGATAATAATAAAAAGGGGGATTGAATATGGCAAACATAGATACATTACAAATGTACAAAGAATACTTAGAAGGTGGTTATACTGAGGCTCAGGCAATGACAGCGGTAAAGTCCTTAGGAGTTTATCATTCTGATTTAGCAACTAAAGAAGATTTATTATTAACCAAAAATGAGTTTACTAATGGATTACAAATGCTAGAAAAAGACTTAAAAATTTTCTTCGTGTACTCCTTAGGAAGCACATTATTAGTAGGTTTTATATTACCGATTATTGTAGCAATCGTTTTAAAGTACTTTAGGATAATATAAAAAAGGGGGATTGAATATGGCAACATCAAACGCATTAGTTTATTACCATGAATTAGTTAAAGCAGGAATACCAGACGAACAAGCATTTAATCAAGCAATGGCATTTGATAATGCTATTAGTCATTTGGCAACTAAAGAATATTTACAACATCTGGAAACTAGAACTGACTCTAAATTTGATTTAGTTAGAAAAGATATTGCCAATCTGGAAACTAGAATTGACTCTAAATTTGATTTAGTTAAAAAAGATATTGCCAATCTGGAAACTAGAACTGACTCTAAATTTGATTTAGCAAGACAAGACTTAAAAACAGAAATTGGTTTACTTAGAAGCGAGATGAGCATTAACCACCGTTGGATTATGGCATTTTTAATAGCTGGTTTAGGCGGAATAATTGGCATGCTTTGTAAATGATTAATAAACTATAATATAACAAGGAGGTTCATATTATGAAGCGCAGATGTACAGCCTGTAACGGCAATAAAAAGATTATGAAACTAGGGATGATAATGGGTGAATGCGGCATCTGTAAAGGCACAGGCTTAGAAAAAACCCCAGACGAGCCATGGAGTGGCGATAGCATTACTTTAAATGATGGGGAAGTTAAACCAACAATAGACAAGGATGTCACCAATGACGCAAAAAGAGAAGAATCGCGAGAAGTTAAAAAAACAGATAGCAAAACTACCCACAATCAAGCTAAGCGTAAAAAGTAAACACACTCCTGGCAGACCAACAAATTATACGGAAGCATTAGCAAATAAAATTTGCCACAAGGTATCCACTTGCACAGATGGTATGCGCAGAATGTGTGATTCAAATCCAGACTTTCCTTGTTGCCAAACCCTTATGGAATGGCGCTTTAATTACCCAGAATTTGCTGCACGCTACGCACAGGCTAAACTTATTCAGGCCGATCTATTCGCAGAACAAATTATAGATATTTGTGATGAACCAAAAATTACTAGTGAAGAAATACAACACGCAAGACTACGAGTTGACACTCGTAAATGGTTAACATCAAAACTAATACCAAAAATTTATGGCGACAGAGTTCATAGCGAATCAACAGTTAATATTAAACATGAGGATGCGCTGGAGCTTTTGAAATGAGGCCATTACCAGATCTGCAAGGACCGAATTGGCCGCCTATTATAAACAACAAAGAATTTGATGCGCTAACTCCAGGAGACTTTTATGCATTAGCTGTAATGTTCTACGAGTTTATGACACCAAGCACCATTGATGTAACGCCAATTACTTTGGCAGAATTTAAACAAAAGTTAGAAGGAGTGTTAAGAGAATGAGTGAATTAAATGCAAGTGATTTGGTAAGTGAAATAGTACAAAACCTCTATGAGATAGAGGAAACGCTAGAAAATATAAGCCCACTTACAGGATGTGGGTATACAGCGGAGTGTTTTAATAAATTAGCAAAAAAGATAGAGCAAGCAAAACGATTGGCCTTTAGTTTGGCGAGCTGTTTTACTTTAGAAGAGAATATTAAAAGATTACAATTAATACGTAAAAAACACGAATCCCATCAAAAGCAAGCACCAATAACAAGGGATAAAAGATGAACTATAGTGTGCGCTCGCATAGCTTTGAGCGATTATTAGAGCTAATTAACGGTAACTTTGAAGGGCGTGTACTTATAACCGTAACAGAATTGCCAGATTATATTAAACAATTACCAACTAAGCAGCAGCAGGTAATAAACTTTTTTTATCGAGACGGCTTAACTTTTAGAGAAATAGCCACTACGTTTGGAGTGAGCTGGTCGAGGCCGTCTCAAATTAGAGATAACGCTATAAAGAGTTTACGGAAAAAAGCTTCGTATAAATGGAATGATAAAATGATGGACGAAAAAAACAATAAGTCATACGATGACTGATGACGAGATTAAGACACGCCAACTTTTAAAAGACAACTTTATACATTATGCTTCGCGTTGTCTTAAAATCCGCACTAAGCAAGGTGAGATTGCGCCGTTTGTCTTAAATAAAGCGCAGCAGTATATACATGAGCGATTAGAAGATCAAAGAAGACAAACAGGTAGAGTTAGAGCACTGATCTTGAAAGGAAGACAACAGGGCTGCTGTTTTTCCCCTGATATGCGCGTGCTAACAGCTGATTATAAATGGTTGCCCATAGGAACAATTAATGTGGGAGATAAACTAGTTAGTTGTGATGAAAATTCTGCTGGGATTACCAAAATAGGGCGCAAACAATCAAGAAAATTTAGGACTTCTGTCGTAGAAGCGAAGGCTACTTTCTATAAACAGACTTATGAAATTTTATTTGATAATGGTGCAAGACTAGTTGTAACCCCAGAACATAGGATGCTTTGCAAACAAAGGGGTGGCTGTGAGCAAAGGTGGCGGCGTGTAGCCGACTTTAAGGTTGGGGATCATGTAAGGGTGGTTATGCGGCCGCCAAACTATAAGTCATCTTACGAGGATGGCTGGATGGGTGGAATTATCGATGGCGAAGGAAGTATGCGAGGTAAAAATGGTGGCACAAAAAGAATTAGTGTACACCAAACAGCTGGCCCAGTTTTAGATAGAATAAAGGCATACTTTAAAAGCATTGAGATGCCTTATTGTGAAGTTCTAGATCGTAGAACTTCTGGGATAAGCAGCAAGCTTGGGGATAAGCCAGTACATCGCTTAGATATCCATAGGCTTCCTTATATAATGGAGTTATTTTCAAGATGCAGACCAACTAGGTTTACTGAGGATGAGTGGCACTTGGGGCATGAGTTACCAGGGAAGGCAGCTACAGATGGTATCAAGCCTTGGGCAAAAATAATCAAAATAACTCACCTAAAAAAACAAAGAGTTATAGATTTACAAACAAGCAATAAAACATACGTATGCGAAGGACTAGTATCGCACAACTCAACTTATGTGGGCGGACGCTTCTATCATAAGACCACCCACAATAAGGGGACACAATGCTTTATCTTAACTCATGCATTAGATGCTACCAATAATCTATTTAAGATGGCGCAGCGGTTTTATCAGAATACCCCAAACTTAGTTCAGCCTGATATTAGCACCAACAACTCTAAAGAGCTTATCTTTGGGCGGTTAGATAGCGGATATAAACTAGGAACAGCCGAAAATAAAGCGGTTGGGCGCTCCAGTACTATTCAATTATTCCATGGCTCTGAGATTGCCTTTTGGGCAAATGCTCACGAGCATACTAAAGGTATACTGCAAGCCGTGCCAGACGCAACAGGAACAGAGATCATATTGGAATCAACCGCTAACGGGGTTGGTAATTACTTTCATCAGATGTGGCAAAAAGCAGAGGGCGGCATGTCTGATTTTATAGCTATCTTTGTTCCATGGTTCTGGCAAGACGAATATAAAAGACAAACGTCGCCGGACTTTAAACCTAATCATATAGAGTTACGCTTAATTGAAGCTTATCGGTTAACCTTAGAGCAGATAGCCTGGCGGCGATTTAAAATTACTGATTTATCAGTTAACGGTCAAGACGGGGAGAAAAGCTTTTGCCAGGAATATCCATGCAATCCAAATGAGGCTTTCCAACTTAAAGGCGAGAATTCATTTATCGATTCATCAATAGTAATGCGAGCGAGAAAAGAAACGGCAGAGAAATACGGCCCTTTAATTATGGGGGTTGACCCTGCCCGATTTGGTGATGATCGCACTTCAATAATCTTTAGGCAAGGCCGTGTGGCATTTGGATTACAAAGCTATACCAAGAAAGACACAATGGAGGTAACTGGCATTGTTCATTCATTGATTGAACAGCATCGGCCTTTAAAGGTGTTTGTTGATGTCGGCGGATTGGGAGCTGGTGTTGTCGACAGGCTTAATGAATTAGGCCACAAGGAGGCTGTCGTTGCGGTTAACGCTGGTTCAAAAAGCTTAGACGACCAGAAGTATTCAAATAAGCGTGCTGAGATGTGGGGTAAGTGCGCCAATTGGCTAGAGGATATCCCAGTACAAATACCAGATGTAGACAGCTTACATGCAGATTTATGCGGTATACGCTATAGTTTTGATTCCAACTCTAGATTGGTTATGGAGAAAAAGGAAGATATGAAAAAGAGGGGAATCAGGTCGTCAGACGAAGCGGACGCGCTTTGTTTAACTTTTGCTTATCCTGTTACGGCATTTAGGGAACAGCCAAACCCAAGCGCACCAATACTTAAATCATTGGCGCAAGATTTTAATACTAAACTGACAGCCATTAGGAGGTCTAGAAAATAATTAAGGCCAAAAAGCTACCGTTAGTGTTTTTGCAGAACTACTAACGGCTAATAAAGAACATCAAATAAATTATACTGTAATCATAACTTTAATCAAACTTTGAATCTATTCTTTTTTCTAGGCTATTTATAACTCATTAGAGTCAAATGTTGATGTGTTCAAAAAGCTGGGCTCCTACGTGGAGGAGAAAGAAATATATGATTACCATATAGGCAGCTTATTACGTGTGCTAATATCAAAAGGACATGATGAACATAATAGTATTACCCCTTATAAAACTCAAAATAAACTAATTGATGATATTGCAAATAAATTTCCTGAAAAAGAAAATTTGTCAGTAGAAAATCTGAACAGGAAGTTTTCTAGTGCAAATAAATTTTTTAAAAATAACAATTTATAGTACGAAATTA